GAAGGACTGGTGGGCTGACAGGCTTGACACTTGGTTCTTCAATCAGGCGGCGGGCTTCACGGCACAGGGCGATGTTCGTTACACCGGGATGCAAGCGGTTCTTGCCCCCGATGCCACGCACATCTTCCGGCCGAACGGCAAGACCACCGACGAATCGTTGACAACTGGCGACGAGTTCAGCTTGGCCCACATCGATCGTATGATCGCTCGTGCCAAGACGTTCAACTCGGCAGGAGGCAGCGGTCCGGTGCCTATGCGTCCGGTACGGTACAAGGGCGGAGACTACTACGTTCTCTTCATCCACCCGTATCAGGCTTTCTCGCTGCGTTCGAACTATAACGCTGGCGCGTGGGCCGACTTGCAGAAGTCCAAGCTGCTTGCCAATGGTAGCGACGACAACCCCATCTTCCAAGGTGGGTCGTTCCTTGGCATCTACAACGGCGTGGTCATCCACGAATCGTCTCGCGTCCCCAACGGCGTGAACTCGACGACTGGTGCTGCTGTGACCAATGTTCGTCGCGCGGTTATGTGCGGCGCGCAGTCGGTCGTCATGGCAACGGGTCGCGACGATTCTGGGCCGGAGAAGATGAATTGGGTCGAGGAGCTGTTTGATTACAACAATCAGCTCGGCGTCGCTGCGGGTATGATCGCAGGGATGAAGAAGACTCAGTTCAACGGCCTCGATTTTGGCACGGTCGTCTTCTCGACCTATGCCCCGCAGCCGTAAGCTAGAAAGGAACTAAGTCATGCCGATCGGCACCGCAAGGCTGCTCCACACGCAGCAGCTTCACTATTTCCGCAAGCGGGTCAACTACAATGACCCCGGCATTGCTGCCGGAGTCCAGTTTGGCACGCTCCCTGCGGGAGCCATGCTCGCCCTCTTGAATGTCCGTGTCAACACGGCGTTCAATGGTACTGGCCCCGCGCTCAATGTCGGCACGACCGCCCTTGGCACGCAGATCTTCACGGATGCTGCGACCGCTGGCGCTCGTAGCCCCACCATTCCGAACCTCGCGTTCGCGGTGGATACTGACCTGTACGTGTCGTCCGTTGCTACGGGCGCGCCGACGACTGGTCAGGCCGACATCCTTATTGGGTTCGCGCCCAATAACGACCAGTAGAAAGGGAGTAAGATGGCGAAACGTACTTTGCGCAGAGCCGGAGCCGGAGCAGCATACACGCTGGTAGACTTGAGCGATCTCCATGAGGAGACGCGCAAGGATATCATCGAGGATGCCTATGCCGGAGGAGGCGTATATGGCGTACGGGTCGTTGAAGAGTCCGTTAACGGGGCCGCACGCGCCCCGCTTTTCGGGGTCTACAAAATGGGCCAGGACGCCAGTCGTTGGGAAGACGCCAAGAAGGAGCTCGGCTTGGGCAGCACCGAAGTCGGTGATGACGAAGTCACTCCTTACGTCGACGTGGAAGTTGTTGATCCACGGCGGGAGGCTGCTCTCCGCGAAGCCGCTGCTCAGCGCGCTTACGCAGAAGGCGACCGCATCCGCTCTGGTGAGGCTGAGGCAATTCGGGATATTGTTGGAGAGGATGCCGACGAAGGTCGTACTGCTCACACACCGAATGCCAGCGCCCACCGTACGGGGGCGACTGACGGGCATCCCACGAATATTGTCGATACCACCCTCGATGAAGACGCCGAGAACATCGACAAGGAGACGGCGAGCGAAGATGAGGAGAAAAAGTCCGCGCGTCGTAATAAAAATAAGTCCCCGAAGTAATATTCGGCTCTAAGGGAGTCTCGGTCGTGGCTACGTATATTGAAACTGTCAATCGTATCGCGACCGAGCTTCGCCGCTCCAATATCAACGATAGCATCAAGCTCGCTATCAATGACGCCATTACAGAAGGTGCGAAGACGCGCTTCTGGTTTAATGAGCAGTTGACAAATATCAATCTCATAAACGGCGTAGATAATTACAAGGATGATCAAAACCTCGTCACCATTGACGATGTGTACTATTACAGATACAGCAAGCGCTACAATGTCTATCCTATGAACTGGCTGGATTACCAAGCGCGGCTGGAGGGAAATCCCCAGTACGGCTATCCTGATTACTATGCCCGCTACGAGGGTAAGATCTTCCTCGACCCCATTCCCAATTTCTCAGGTTCGCTGTTCATATTCGGCCACGGCAATCTGTATCCGTTCCCGCTTGTAGCGGACGCCGATACGAATGCGTGGCTCATCGACGGCGAGCTCTACATTCGCGCGCTGGCAAAGCGCAATGTCCTACGCGACGTGATACGCGACTACGGCGAGGCGCGCATGCTGGAAGCCGTAGCAGAGGATTACAAGCAGCAGCTTGAGAATAAGACCGCCGAGATGTCCAGTACTGGCGAACTACGGAGTACGTCGTTTTGACCGCGCTATTTCAGCTTGACATACCCGTAGACGATATGTCCCGTGTGGACATACCGTACGGCGAATGGCTGCCCGATCTCCCAGAACTGAACAATCCCGGCGCGGTGGAAGCGCTAAACGTCCTCCCCATTGAGGGCGGCTACAGTCCTTTCCCCAGCCTCGTTACCGGGGCAGCCCTACCCGCAGTCGTACGCGGCGCGACCAGCGTAGTATCTGCCGCTGATATCGTGCAGATCTACGCTGGCACGGTCGGCGGGCTCTACACCAAGTTCGGCAGCATCGACACCCCGTTTATCCACCTGCTTACTACTCCAAGCAGCGAAGACAATGCTTGGAAATTTGTGCGCGTGAACGAACAGATGGTCATGATCCACCCGGAGCATGATCCTATGCGTACACCCGTCGGTTCGACAACGCCCCCCGTCGTCCTCGGCGGCGCACCGCCCCGAGCAGCGTGCGGCGCACAAGTTAACGATTTTCTGATGCTAGGCAATCTGCTCATAGACACAGATGACGACAATAACTACTTCCCCAGCCGTATCCGCTGGAGCGGCTTCAATAACATTGACTTGCCGTGGATCAGTGATCCTATCACGCAAGCCGACTTCCAGGATATGCCAGCGGAGGGCGGCCCAGTTATCGCCATTGCTGGCAGGGACGGCGGCACGGTATTTCAGGCTCGTATGATCAGCAGAGTCACTTATCGCGGCCCGCCTACTATCTTCGACATTACTACGATGGAGGACAAGCGCGGCGCTATTGCCCGCGACTGCGTGGTTGACATAGGCCCGTATCAGTACTTCATCGCGGAAGATGGCTTCTTCCAGTGGAACGGCACCAACTCCACCCCCATTGGCGATAGCCGCGTCAATCGCTATTTCTTCAGTCGTCTTCAATACGGGCGGCGCAACCGCATAGTCGGCGCACCTGACTTCGTCAACGGCTGCGTCCACTGGGCGTTCCCGACCAGCACTTCAGGCGTGCTGGACGAGATCATCACCTATTCGTATCGTGAGAACCGATTCGCTCATACCAAGGTGCCGTTGGAATATATCTTCAATAGCGCCCTGTCCAACGTAACAGCGGAAGAACTCACTGCCCCGGCCGAGAGCTACACGGTCAGCTTTGACAGCCCCGCTTTTCGCTCAGGCGGTCGCGCGCGCCTAGCGGGCTTCAGTGCGAGCAGCGCTTACGGGCTGTTCCAAGGCCCCAACATGGAGGCCGCCATTGCCACCGGAGAATTCAGCGCGCCAGAAGGACGACGTATATTCGTCAACCACGCGCGCCCGCTCATAGATGTACAAGCCCCAGCAGTTACGATGCAGATAGCTATGCGTGATCAGATGATCGGCGAGTCAGTAGTGTACGGCGATCCAGTGTATCAAGAAATCGACGGCCAATGTTCAATCTTCGCTGATGCCCGCTATATGCGATTCCGTACCAATATCCCGGCGGGTATTCCGTGGCAACATGCGGTAGGCGTACAGATCTCCCGCAAACCATCAGGGGAGTTCTAATGGCTAATCGGTTTGAGCATCTGCATAGCATCGAGGCTGAGACAGCCGGAGGAACGTGGAATTGGGCCAAGCGCCTTATAGACGAGTTGAATAGATTGGGACGCGTATGGGAGCTTGCCAGCATGGATCTCACTGGCAAAGCTGGGCAGAGCGTCGTAGTTAGGGCCGACGAAAACGGCTTTGAATTGGTGCCGTAGAGGAAAGCGACATGGGACTTTTAGGCAGCGTTGGCAAATTCCTGACAGGCGGCAAGAAGAAGTCGTCGAAGAGCAAGTCCAAGGGAACCAGTGATTATGATCCCTGGGAACCGACGATACCGTACCTTGAGAGCTATCTCAAGGACACGGATGCGATGTACGCCAATACGCCGCAGTTCAGCGAAATGGAGATGGCGGGCTACGACGCGTTGAAGAATACCGTTGCGCAGGGCAGCACGGCTATTGATCCCGCCATTGCTGAGAATAACAAGACCCTGAGCGGCTACTATCTCAACCCGGATACGAACCCGTATATCAAGGATATCGCGACCCGCATGGCCGGGGAAGCCGCTACGCAGTCCAACGCCAGCTTCGGTGGGTCAGGGCGCACAGGCAGCGGCCTAGCTGGGCGATATGCCGGACTGGGCGCGGCGCAAGCGGCGGGCGACGTATATTATCAGAACTACGGCGACGAGCGAGGCCGCATGGGCAGCGCCGTCGGCATGGCTCCCAGTCTGGAGCAAAATCGCTATCTCGGGCCACA